TTTACTCCATTAGTTTTGTTAATTAAAATTTACCTACCATTTACTTAGTCAATTTAGTAGGGTTTTCACTTACTTATCACGATGATATTTTTCAATCGACTTAATCGGTTTTTTCAATATCGATACCACACTTCTGCAAAAACTCTAAACCAAGTTCGTCTCTGTATGAATTACGATAAAAAACCTTTTTGATTCCTGCGCCATAAATCATTTTGGCGCAGTGTACACATGGAGCATGAGTGCAGAATAGATCTGCCTGATCTCCACTATCTCCACTCTTTGCTAGTTTAGAGATTGCATTTGCTTCTGCATGTATCACTTCGTCTTTTGTTCTGGTAATTACACCACCATCTTCATGAATCTCAATGACTTCCTCGCACTCGTTTGTCCATCCAGATGGCATACCATTATATCCGATTGAGATAATACGATTGTCTTTTACGACAACCGCACCGACCTGCAATCGTTTTGCACTGGACAATCTAGCAAATCTCTCTGCTGTGTCCATAAATGCATCAATCCATTTTTGCTTCATATTAATGTGCGATGTTATACTCACACCTGTCAAGTTTGTCAATAATATCGTAAATCAATTCATGATCCATCTCAGTCGAGCCATCTTCAAATGGAACTACTTCTACTGAATCCTCTTCCTCGTTATACCAAACCCAAATGCAAACTTCATCTTTTGGGCGATGAATCAATGCCCATGGAGTTTGTTCGTGTTCAGGAAACTCTTCACCAGTCAAAGAGTCTTTGTGAACAAATACTGCGAATGACATTATATTGTGGTCACCACCTTCGATGTATTCTTCGTCGTTATCCAAATCAGCATAACCATCAAAGATAATCTTTACACCGAGTGGTTCAACACCACTTTGATCTCCTGGACGGAGAATACCTTCGTCCATTGTGGAGATGTATTCTCTCACCCATCCTTCAACAACTTCTTCGTATGCTCTCATGGTGCTACAATCTTATCTAATTCAGCTGATGGATCCCACTCTTCCTCAGAATATTCTTCAATGAGTCCTCGCCATTTAGTGATTTCCACTTCATCGTCTTCCCAACGACTCCACTTTGTACCATCCCAGTTACAATACTGAGGATAGTCCCATGCTTTAGTTGTTACTTCATAACGACCAATTTGTTCTGGATTAACAGATGGTTCATACCATTCAGTGCGTTCCAATTCAGAAAGTTTTTCTTCCAGCGCTTCTTCTTCATGACGTTCCAACTCATCCCATACATTGGCAAAGTCAGCAATGTCCTCTGGCAAATCTTCAATTGACTGACGATCTGTCCAATCAAATTCATAGAAGTCATCATAACCATCTTCAAAACGACCAGCAAATCCCATTCCAGGTTCATGGTAGTATGCACGAACAGACCAACCATCTTCTGATTCTAGAAATTCATACAGAGCAATTGGTGGCGACCAAGCTGAGTCAAAATGCATGACGATTGTGTTGTCGTCTTCTCGTTCCCAATCATGCATTGAAACATCCCACTTTGTACCCCAATTTTCGCATGACCAACCGTAGTCCCACTCACCATCAGGATTTGGACGTAGATAGTTGAATGGCTCTGCTTTATCTTTTAAAAGTTCTTGCTCAAGTCCATCGATTTTAGTTTTATCTTCGTGATAAACAGTTGCTGTATTGTAACACCAATTAGGCATCTTAAATTCCCCTTATAACATAATTAAAGTTATCAACCTTTACTAGGTCTGCAGTTTTTACATCAAAATAAAATTGAACTGGCATAACAGCATTCTCATTGATCATTAACGTATTATTTCTATACGTATATCTGATATTAAAATTACCAGTCTCTGTAGTACCAGCATAAATGTTCTGCCAAAGATTAGTACGATCAAATTCAATTGTTCGTTGAACAATGTTATGATCAAAATCTCTGCCACTAACCTCAAGTCTAAAACTGGTTTTGTGTTGAAAATTAGACATACTGTGTTGCATCACATTACAATTATTTTTGTTAGTGAAACAAATCATTGGAGTCGAGTCATTTTGTCTGGTTGATTGACTAATTTTTGCAGCTGGAACTGAAGCAACCCCTGCCACAATAGGATTACTCATCAACAAATTATGTACGACTCCATTTGCAACTCGCTGTTTTATATCATTCTCAACTGTTCCTGGAGTTCCAGCTTCACCGACCAAAGATTTTACATCACTCGTCCATTTGGGTATCCAAGATACGTTACCACGAACAACAACTCGAGTAATTTCACCATGATTTACATAATCAACTTTACTTGGTTTAAACGACAACGCTTTTGAAAAATCATTTAAACTTTCGACTGACTCTTTAATCTTGCGATAATTCTCTCTTCGTTGTTCTAGTAACTCTCGTTGGTTCACATCAATAGAACTGCTTTGGATATTATCAACAATATTGTTTTTTACTTTATCAACGTCTGCTCGAATCCTAATCTTGTTACCATCATAAGACAAAACTTTATAACTCTTTATGACACCACCATTATATTGTACGATGTCTTCTGAGTATTTGTTATCTTTAAGTTTATGTTCTGAGTTAATCCATGTTCCAGTAACTTGTTCAATTGCAGCAACTTTTGCATTCTTTAAGGCAGAATCATATGTATCGCCATATCCATCTACTACAACTTCTTTGGCGAAAACAGAACTTGATGCCAGAAACAAAACGAGCAGAGTCTTTTTCATTTTTTAATTTCGCTCTGAACAGTTTTTACAGCGCTGTCTAGGTAATTAACAACTCCACTAACACCAATCGTGGCAACGAAAAAACCGAGAACAAAACCAATAGCGACGTTAATCATTATAGACCTCCCATAAGTTTACGAATCTCGCTTGAGGTCGCAATACTTTTACGAGAAGCCATAATCTCAACTGCAGCGACGTCGCCATCTATCTTGCGATAAGAAACAAACGCACCTCGAAGAATAGTACTAGAACTAACACTCAATCGTTCACGTAACGTGCTCGTGATCTGACTTCGTTTTTCAGCATCAACGTCAAGATCTTCTGTGGCACGATAGATGCCATCGAATGATTTGTCTGAACGAATTCCATTATTAAGAAATTCAGCAATGTTTCTCTTTGCACGCATACCTGCTAGAGTATATGCTTGATCTTGTGATAAATTTACTGGAGATGTTCCTACAGATTTGATTCGCAACCAGTTACCCTTTTCATCGAACTCTACAAAAACTCTACCGTAAGATTCTTCAAACGCAACTTGTGTTGTTTTACCCTTTGGTGAAATGTCCTCAATGCTATCACGATTAATCGTGCGTGATGGCGAAACTGAAGAACATCCCACCAAAGATGCTAATGCTGCTACTAAAATCAATTGCTTCATAATATAAATCCTATTCAAGTTTATAACATATATTATACTTTAATAATGAATAAAAGTCAATACCCCACTCGGAGTAGGGTTATTTTTTGTATATTTTGGTAGTTTTTGTGGTTTCTAAGTCTTCAGTCCACTCGAATGTAGTTTCATACACATTGTCTAATGACTTAAATTTAGTGCCATCCCATTTTAATGACACTTGTTGCAACTTTGCAGTTTCAAAGTCCTTTGCAAGAACAAGCATTGAATCTTCTTTTTTAAACCTTCGAACTTCTGCATAAACTATTGTGCCTGTTGCAACTTCAGTTAATTCTGCTATTACCATATTATTCCTTTTTGTATTAAGACATGAACTCTTTAAACAAGATTACCAAATCATCAATAGTTTCAACAAAAATTGCATTTTTTTGTACTTTGCCATCATCATGAACTTTTTTATATCCGTTTTCACTAAGCCATTTTTTGAGAGTGGCTTTTTGTGAATTTAACGCATCACCATCAGGCATATTAATCTCGAATGTGACTTTGATTGGGTCATCTGTTGTCGGTGACCACCACCACATCATATACATTTTGTTTCTTGCATTACTCAAGAAAAATGCAGTGGTGGAGTTTAAATTTACTTCACGAAGGCGACCACGAAATGTATCGTAGTTTTCTATATACCAGTCTGGTAAAGTTTCAAACATATCATATTGATCGCTTTTAAAATTAGAGAACATAGATGATAATGATGTCATAACAAAACAATCCTTGTAGTGACCAGACACAGAGTTACCGTCTGGATTCAATGTTGCGATTAAATATGATTCTAATAAAAATGACTGCCAGTCCTTTTTGTCTTCAAATTTTTCTAAATTTTTGGCAATAATATAACAATGATTGGGATCAAATCCTTTGTCTACTACATGTGCCCAACAACGATCTCCATTACCCTTACCTGTATAATAAACTAAATCTTCTTCATCTTTATACTGATAAACGTATTGACCAAGAGTTAGAAAGAACTCTCCACTAGGTTTTTCCATTAATTATTAATTTCTTTTGCTGGTTTTTTAAGTGGCGCAGGAATAATACCTGCGTCAGATACTAACTTGTGTGTAATCTTTGGATATAATTTAGTGAGTTTCTGGTCTTTGACTGCAATAAGAACTTTGGCTTCATCAGGATGAACACCTTCCAATAGAGAAATGAATAAAGACTCTCTTTTAATAGGAGTTAAATCTTTACGAATAAAAACATACATTCTTCTCGCTTCACTAAACAAATTTGTTGGTGTCATACCCATTGGTTCGGCAGCAGGTTTAAATGGTGGCTCACCTTCTGGTAAAATCATTTTATAGTCTGGTAAGAATGAGTGTGCAAAAATCACTTTAAGTAAAAAGTCTTGTTTGTAATTCTCGATTGCTTTTGGATTCTCATTAATTTCCGTAAGCATTTGTGTTAGATATTTTTTCATTAAAAGTCTTCCAATTCTTCTAGTAGTAATCGGCAACGATGTTCCATAAGGTAATTCATAACAGTCATCTTATCACCATTCGGTTTATTACTTAGGTAATAATTAACTATACAATTTTGAACATCTTCTGGGATGAATTGAAAATCAACCAACGTGGCATTGCGATGCCAGTTACGACGTTCATCATCATTCTTACATGCATCGAATCCTTTGTCAATAAACTCAGCAAGACGTTTAGCTGACATAGGTTTCTGTCTTTCTCCAATCATGAATACATCGTCTTTGCTTAGGATGTTTGGA